GGCAATACATACTCCATCGCCTATCGGACTTACGACGCACAATTTTGGGGAGTCCCCCAGCGTCGCCGTAGAGTCTACCTTGTCGCAGATTTTACAGGCCGACGCGCCGGAAAAATACAATTTGAGCGTGAAAGGTTGCTTGGGGATATTGCGCCGAGCGGAGGCGAGGGGCAAAAAACTGCCGGACAGACTGGTGGATGCCCTGCGGCAACAGGCCAGCCGTCTATCGCAGTAAGGATGCGAAGCGGGTGTAAAGGTGGCGGTAAGGGTGCGTTAATCCAAGTCGAGAAGAGCGGAACGCTCGCCACGAACAACGACCAGTGTATCTTCTGCTCTTCTGATAAATGCACCAATTCCGAACCCCCGATAATTTTTGAACCGGGCGTAGTAGGTCGCTTTGGGAGAAAGGTTTGGGAAAACGGCATATCCGGCACCATCCGCGCCCACATGGGCGATAATCTACCACTCGTTTTAGAACCTACTGTTTATGGGCTGTCCTCCAAAGAGAGTAATGCTTGGAAAAGCGGCAATCCGCACAGTGGGCTGTATGTAGCCGACACAACTCGCACCATCGACACCACAGGCTGTAACCCAACATGTAATCAAGGCGGCAATATTGTGGTATGCCCTGCCCCTTCTCAAGCAATCGCTATAGACAGCCACCCAAATGACAGCCGAGCAAAGTTTAGCGGTGATGTTGTGCAGACATTAACAAGCAATATGGGAAAAGGCGGCGGCAATGGCCCGATGGTGATGTGCATACAGGGAAATACCATTGACCGCTCTGATAGTTCAGGTGCAAACGGTAAGGGTGTTAGTGATGGTGTTAGTTTCTGCTTAAACACCAGAGACCGCCATGCTGTAGCTTGTAAAGATTGTCCGGATAGAGCGTTGTGCTTGGATCGAGCTACCTTTAATCAGGGAAAGAACGCTAAGTACGGTATGTGCATACAAGAGGAGTTGTCATCCACGATTGTAGCAAAAGGCCCAAACGCTGTATGTGAAAAAATCAACCAGCCATACTACCGCGTCCGCCGTTTGACTCCACTGGAATGTTGCCGTTTGCAAGGCTTCCCGGATTTTTGGGCGAAAAACCTCGGCACAGCAAATCCCACCGAGAAAGAAATAGACTTCTGGTGCGGTATTTTTGAGACCTACCGGCTTGCAGTTGATCCGCTAAAAAAGCCCAAAACCCGCCGCCAAATCCACAAATGGCTAACCAACCCACACACGGACGGTGCTGAATACAAAATGTGGGGTAACTCCCTCGCCATCCCCTGTGCTTTTACGATACTGGCCGGGATTGCCGAGGAACTATTAACTAACCGCATGGAGAGGAGGAAATCACCATGAGTGTACGAATATCAAGAAAACGTTTAGAGGAGCTGGATCGCCAGCTTGCCGACAAAGACAAGTGCGTCCTCCGCTCACTGCAAATGGGACGGTATATGGTTACGAGTCAATTAAAGCGGCTGCACTACACCGACCACGCCAGCGACCTTGCCGCACTCCGCGCCACTAACCGTGGACTGCTTAAACTCCAAGACTACGGCTTAATCGCCAGCTTGGAGCGTAGGATCGGTGGAGTCCGCGCCGGTAGCGGTGCTTATGTCTGGCTGTTGACCGAGGCTGGCGACAGGTTGTTGCACATGAGCGGTAACAATAATAAGCCGCGCAAGCGATTCTTTGAACCCTCCCCTGCGTTCTTGGAGCATACACTAGCGGTATCGGAATCCTATGTGCAGATAATCGAGGCGTGCCGCAAGCACGACATGGAACTGGACAAAGCCGAGTTAGAGCCGAACTGCTGGCGCACCTACACCGATGAGTACGGCAGAACTGCCTACCTCAAACCTGACCTATTTTCCGTGATTCTCGATGGCGAGTATGAAGACCGATTTTTCATCGAGATAGACCTTGATACCGAAGCACCCTCCGTAGTAATGGAGAAGTGTAAACGCTACGCTCACTATTATAAAACTGGTGTGGAGCAAAAGCAATATGATGTGTTCCCTCTGGTGGTCTGGATTGTGCCGAGGCAATCGAGGCTGGAAAGCCTACGCCGGTATATAGCCGACAGCCGTGACCTGACTCCACAGGAGAAATCTATTTTTGTAGTAATCACGGCGGCCGAGTTTGAGACCTTGTTGTGCGGCGGCGTAGATGCGCTACGGAAAGACGAGGCCGCCAATGACTAGCGAGCAGAAACAGGCGATCCAGAACCTACGCTCACAAGGACAAACCTACATCAAAATCGCCGCCCACCTAGACATGTCCATCAACACGGTCAAAGCATTCTGCCGCCGGAACAGCCTCGCCATAAATCGCTGCAAGTTGTGCGGCAAGCCTCTAGTCCATATTGAGAAACATAAACCTAAAACTTTCTGCAACGACCGCTGCCGTCAAGCATGGTGGAAAACTAACCGTGACCTGATGAACAAAAGAGCCATCTATCACTTTGTGTGCCAGCGGTGCAAAAAACCTTTTGACAGCTACGGCAACCGTGGCCGCAAATATTGTTCCCACTCTTGTTATATCGCAGAAAGGTTTGGTGTCCCCTAAGAGTTTTCCACAGGCGCGTCTACCTTTAAGCGGCTTGGAGCCTTGAATCCGCTTGCAATAGGCGCAAAGATAGTAGTAACCGCAAACGGGTTTGGCTTAATAAACAGCCGAAAAGGAGTTATCAGAGTATGAAAATAACAAAAAGGGAGGCACTACCGAAGACACCACGCATAATGCGTGTGGCGGCATACGTCCGTGTGTCCACCGGTTCGGAAGACATGCTGCACTCCCTGTCCGCCCAAGTCAGCTACTACAACGAGTACATCCAAAAGCGGCTTGAATGGGAGTTTGCGGGTATCTACGCCGACGAAGCACTAACAGGTACCAAGGAAAATCGCCCTGAGTTTCAGCGGTTGCTGGCAGATTGCCGTGCCGGGAAGATTGACATGGTGGTCACCAAATCCGTTACACGGTTCGCCAGAAACACTGTAACTACGCTGGCGGTCGTGCGCGAATTGAGGCGGCTAGGTATTAACGTATATTTTGAGAACCAAAACATCGACTCCATGAGCGGAAATGGTGAGTTTATGTTGTCCCTGATTGCCTCACACGCACAGGAAGAGAGCCGCAACACCAGCGAAAGTATCAAATGGCGTATCCGTAAGTCCTTTATGAAAGGTACGCCATTTACGGCGCGAGTCATGGGCTATCGAAAGTGCGGCGACATAATGGTCGTTCAGCCGGATGAAGCAGAAATCGTCAAACAGATTTTTGAGGATTATCTTGGTGGCATGGGGGCGCAGTCGATTGCCAGAAAACTATACCATGCGAGTATCCCTTCATCCAGCCTTGGCGTTAAATGGTGGCCGACCACGGTATTTCACATCCTGCGTAATGAAGTCTACACCGGCGTACTGCTCTTACAAAAAACCTTCGTAGCTGATCATATCAGCAAAAGGAAGGTCATGAACAATGGGGAGCTGCCTATGTACCGCATGGAAAACGCGCATGAGGCTATCATTGACAAGGCCACCTTCGACGCGGTACAGGATGAACTGAAGCACCGTGCGAAGCCTATGCCGAAGCGAGAAACAAATAAGCATCTCTTTTCCAGCCTGATAAGATGCGGTATATGTGGCAAGCCATACACCCGAAGGCGTAGCAACATCGGCAAAAGATGCGAAACTACTGCTTGGATATGCCACGGCTACGCAACGTGGGGAAAGAGCTACTGCCCCAGCCAGCAAGTGCCGGAGCGTATACTCACACTGAAAACACAGGAAGTCTTGGGCATACCGTCATTTGATGAAACTGCCCTCCGTAGCAAAATCACAAAAATATTAGTCCCGGCTCACAATCTGCTCCGCTTTGTCTTCAAGGACGATAGCACGGTTGATGTGGAGTGGAAACGTCTAAAAAGAAGGTCATGGGAGAAAGGAGAGACCCTGCATGTACAAGAGTAATATTGTCCTCAATCCGAACGTTACGTTTATACCCGCCACCAAAGGCGCGAACGCGGCCGACACCGACCCCCTTGTTCCGACGAAAAAGAGACGTGTAGCGGCCTACGCCAGAGTCTCCAGCAACAGCGAAGAACAGAAAACCAGCTATGACGCACAAGTCAGCTTCTATACCGAATACATCACATCCAACCCCGAATGGGAGTTTGTGGGGATTTACGCCGATGAGGGCATAACCGGCACGAACACTAAAAGGCGCGAAGAGTTTAACCGCATGATTGACGACGCTCTGGCCGGGAAGATAGACTTGATTATCACAAAATCCGTCAGCCGTTTTGCCCGAAATACTGTTGACAGCCTAACCGCCATCCGAAAACTGAAAGAGAAAGGCGTAGAAGTTTATTTTGAGAATAACAACATCTACACCTTAGACAGCAAGGGCGAGTTGATGATCACCATCGTTTCCAGTATGGCGCAAGATGAAAGCCGCTCCATCAGCGAAAACGTAACATGGGGTCATCGTCTGCGGATGGCGAAGGGCAAAGTATTTATCCCATATAAGTTCTTCTTGGGCTACGAAAAGGGCGAGGACGGCAATCCGCAGATTGTTGACCGTGAGGCGAAAATCGTTCGGCAAATCTACAATATGTTTCTAGACGGCAATACCTACCGGGAGATTGCGAACCACCTAACTCTCAGCTTAATCCCAACCACCACAGGCAAAGAAAAGTGGCACCCCTCAACGATTAAAAATATACTCACCAACGAGAAATACACCGGGAACGCCATCTTGCAGAAGTGGTACACGGTGGACTTTCTCACAAAGGCAATCAAGCCCAACAACGGCGAGTTGCCGCACTGGTTTGTCAATGATTCGCACCCTGCCATCGTTACCGCAGAAACCTTTGACCTTGTGCAAGGTGAGGTAAAACGCCGTGAAAGTCTCGGCAAGC